CAGTGAATGTTTCAATCGCATTACCATTCTCATAGTCAAGTTCGATAGTACCAACTTCTGTTGGATATGCATCGATAAAGCTATAAGACTTGATAACAGCGCCAGAACGATCCAACTGGTGTACGTTCATTTGTGCTTGATAGTCGTTAGGGTTAACAATACCGTTTGTACCGCTGACGTTTTGGATACCGTTAGACCATGTTTCCATAGCATTGCGGATTGCAAAATCAGTGTCGTTATAAACAGTAATTGTCCATGGAGCGAATGTACGCTCACCAGCAAAATTTACTGGACGACCACGATATTGTACAGCGATGTTTTCAATAGTTGCAGCTGGCAATTGAGCAGCCTTACATAAAAACATAGCCTTTGTTCCAACGATAGCACCAGTATTAACGAATGCTGGGAACCCTAGTTCAACTCTGAATTGGTTGGCGCGAGCACCACCACCAATCATCATTGATTTGAATTCAGAAATGTTTGCCATTTAATTTATCTCCTTGAGTATATTTATTGCTATTAAAAGAGGGGGAATTAACCCCCTCCTGTTTTATAGCCCAACAGTCTCAAAACTTACGCCAGTCTTAGTAGCAATAAAGTTCAAAGTGATGTAATTGATAGAACGGTTTGGCTTGATATAGATATCAGCGATAAACTCGTTTGCATCAATTACTGCAGGTGTGTTGTTTGTAGTGTCACACTTAACACGGAAGTCCACAATACCACGACGACCTTGAACATCACGCAGGAATGGCTCAACTAGGTTCTTGAATTGTGCACGAGTAAAGTCATCGTTGAATTCAAACAACTGATACTTAGCAGCGTTGGCAACAGCTTTCTCAAGAACGATAAACAAGCGACGAACGTTGATACGATCGAACGCAGAGGATTTCTTCTGCATTGTCTTGTCACCGTAAAGGATAGTTCCTTCACCTGGGAATGTAACGACTGGGTTGATACCACCAACGTACAGCAAGTCACGTTGTGCTTGTGTAGGGTTAAATGCCAACTTAGTTACATTCTTGATTTGACCACGATTGAAACCGCCTGGAGAGAACCATGCATCAGATACATTATCTGTATAAGCACATAGACCAGCAACGTCACCGTTCAATGGGATCCAACGGAACACATCGTTGTAACGATCGTACTGATATTTCCAACCAGAATCCATTACACCGTAAGAAGCAAGTGCATCACCAACGTCAATAGAGTCACGGTATTGAACCATCTCAGTAGCAATATCAGAAGCAGTTCCGATTAGCAGAGGAGCAGAAACGAATGCAACTACGTCCTTACGAAGAGCAGCTACGTTCTCGATGATCCATGCTGCAGTATTAGCAGAAACATTACCTGTAGGCATCAATGAGATGTCGAATGCAGATGCATCGCTAAACATTTCGTATGCGTCCATGATGTTTGCTTCAGTTAAAGCATCACCATCATCACCACCAGCTAATGTTACGTCTGGGTTATTTGCCAGCGCATCAAAGTTGTTGTTCTTAGCAACAGAACCCCAGTTTGCACGACCAAGAATGTCTGCAGTGTCTGGAGCATCTAACCACCAGATCCAACCAGAATTATTGATCAGATTCTTATAGTATGAAGAAGTTCCATTACTTGACTTAGCATCTGCTGCTTTAGAAGCACCTTCCCATTTCTGGATAACAGTACCAGCAGCACCAGTAATTAAACCACTAGTATCAATCAACAGCATATGGACTTCATCGTTTTGTCCACCAACGTTAGCTGCAAAGGCAGACGTACCTGGAGCACGAGTAAATTCTTTACTGTATCTCCACTCACGATCGCAAACAGCGTTAAGTGCTTCTGCTTTGTTGTTTCCAACCATGTTTAAAACTTCAGTCTTTTCAACACGGCGAATAGCACCAACGTTAGCAACAGTACGCACAGAACCGCTACCAGTCAATGCTTTTGTAGCAGTGAATGTAGTTCCTGGGTTGTTGTTTGCAGCACCAGCTAGTGTAAAGTTTGTAGTTCCAGCAACGTTGATAGTGTAGCTATAACCTGCAACCAACTGGTTTGCAGTAACGATTCCATTAGCAATTTGTGTGATACTTAACGCATCAGTACCAGTTGTAGATAGAGTTAATGCAGCACCTGCTGTGTTAAGTTTGATATAGAAACTTTGAGTGTCAATGACAAAATCATCAACTCTAGTGTCCCAAACTTTAGCATAACCATCAAAGGTTCCGATTACAGTTGCAGCCAAACCAGTACGGTTCAACACAACGTTTGCATTTGCCAGTACAGGAGTAACGAATGGAGTGTTTGGAACACCCTTTAAGTATGGATTAACTTTAGCTAATGTAACTTTAATAAAAGTACCAGCTTCTACTGAACGAACTAATCCTAACTCAATGTTAGCATAAGATTGATTACCACCAGCGGCACCAGATTCTCTTGTGTTAGAAGCAGAAGTTCTTACAACTTTACCAACAAAGGTAGAAGAAGCTGCAGTGAACGTAGATGTTGCTGAAGAACCAGGGAATGCCGCTGTGATCACTCTACGTACTCTAGAGATTTCTGTATTAGATTCAAAACGCTCAACACGAGTTCTTGCAAAGAAACGACCATCAACAGTAGTGTCATAAGTGGCACTATCTGCCATTGCAAACAGCAATGAGTTACCCAATGAACCTGCATACTTTGCCGCTACTGGACCAAAGTTACCTTGTCCGTCAATATAGGTTTGCTCATAGTGATTCTTGTTACGAATCTTAATACCAACTGGTAAAATAACAGCTGTACCTGTTGCTTGCGTAGAACCACCGCCACCAGTAATAGTAACAGTTGGAACGCTAGTGTAACCAGAACCTTCAACAGTTACGTTGATTGATTTTAGAACAGATGTTCCAACTGGAATTGGGTCGTGCGTGAATGTGTTAATATTAACAGTAGATCCGTCTGGATTGGTAATACCAATTACAGTAGCTGGAGCTGTATAACCAGCACCAATGTTGGTAATTTTAATTTTTGCAATACCAGTACCAACGGTAAGTTCTGCAACTTCACCTAGAGCTGTAATTACTTGTTGTGTAACAACACCGTTATCATCAGTAACGTCTATGGTTTGCTGTGGTGCGCTGAACAAAACCTTCATACCAACAGTGAAACCAGTACCAGCAGCAGTGATTAAGCTGACTGGTAAATAGTTTGAACCGCCAGCGGCTTCGACCAGAACGCCAGCACCTTGACGCACTGCAACTGCAATTGCTTGTTGTCCGTCAAATGTATCTGGTGCGCTTATCTGTACTGTTGGATTGCTAGTATAACCAGCACCAGCAGTTACAAGAGTGATACTCTCAACACTAGATGATGGTTTTGCAACTGCATTCTTTAGGTTAGCAGAGTCTGCACGGTTAACGTACATACTATTAGAGTATTGCAGAAAGTTTGCTGCGGTAAAGAAAGACTCGTATGTGTCATTGTTTGGTTTACCGAATACGGTTACCAACTCAGGTTCATTAGACACCAACTGTGGATCCAGTACTGGTCCCCAGTTAAATCTTCCAGAGTATGCTCCACGTGAAGTAGAAACTTTAGGAACGATCTGAGTTAGATCCTTCTCTATTACTTGCACGCCTGGACTTAATAAATTAGCCATGTATTTTCTCCTTGCCTTGTTTTATCATTATGCGCTTTTAGGCGCCAGCCTACAACTTATTTATCTATTTTCAGATTTTAAAAATTGTAGAGAGTTTCTGTATCATTGCCGTCGTTATAAAATCCAAACGGCGTCAACTGTTCTTCTATAGCTTTAATTTTCTCATCGTACATTAATTGCCTTAGATTAATATTATTTAGGTCTTTAAAATACGCATTCGAAGTTAACCAGCTGAATAAAACTAAACACATGACTAAGTCATCGTGGTATCCGTCATCCGCTTCGTAGCTATTCTTCGTCTCGATAAATGTCGATATCTCAGAGATGATATCAGCATCCATAATAAGTAGTTTATTCTCTTCTACAAGAGACTTAAAGTTATGACATCCAACTCGTTTAACCTTTTTGTCAGTCACAACTCCATATTGTAAAGTAGAGCCAGCGAATCCACCAGATACATGCTGGGATCCACCTGCTCTAGAAACAAACAGCATGTTTTCATACTCTAATTCTTGATAGAGGATGTGTGCCACTTGTTCAGATATATTGGTTTCTAGTAAAACATAAGCGTTGTTATATTCTTTTGCAACTTTGTAGATTACGTTAGGGTACAACAATGGACTGATGTTATTGTTTCTATATTTAGCTATAACTTCATAGGGTGCTGCAGTAATATCAACTACACAGAATGCTGAATAGTCGCCACCTACACCCTTTGCTACGTCTGCCACAATCACATATGTATGATCTCTGGTTGGTTTCTTATAAACGTCCAAACCTTCATTACTAAAGATTGCGTTATTGTAAGACAGTCGTGCAATAACGTCTGCGTTAATTAGAGTTAGTGCAGAACCAAGGAACTTACATAGAACCTCTTGATTATACTTGAGATCACCAAGCTGACGTTTCTGTTCAAGTGCCCACTTTTCGTCACGCCCAGGAATTTTCCAATAGGGAATAAACATAGACTTAAAGTCATTTCGACCATTCTCAGCATCGTTCCAGAACTTCCAAAAGTGGTTATAACCAAGTGGAGTAGAAGTGATAAGAATCTTAGAAGTAGTACCCGCAGAAATAGTAGGGTAAACAGATGTAAAGAATTGCTCAGCCACTGTGTTTGGAATGATCGCAGCTTCGTCGATGTATAGTAAGTTAACAGACTTAGAACGAATACCAGCTGCAGTTGTAGCAGCAGTAAATACTTTAGATCCATTTTCTAGTTCAATGTCACCTTTGTTCCATGTCTTGATACCTTGCTGCATCCAGATTGGTAGATTCTCATACATAAGCTGGTAACGTGAAAGAATTTCACGAGAAGTTGATGCTTTGTTTGCCAGAATCGCTACGTTCTTTGATTCATTAAAGATCGTATACCAAAGAATATATGCAGCAGATGTAGTAGTTTTGCCTTGCTGACGACCCTCCATAAGAATAGTCTTACGGTTGGAGTGTATAAACTCAACCTTTTCTTTCTGACAGTCGTATAGCTTGAATGGTTGAAGACCGTGGTCAATCGTTACGATGTAGCAGTAGTTATCAATAAAATATACAGGATCTTGAGAACACTTATAGTATTCTTGTACCTGTTCCTCATCGAACTGTATCGATACACCGATGGGTTTTAAATTGGGATTAGCGTTATAGCCAGTTTCAGCCATTAGAAATTATCAATCCAGCTTTCATTCGTAACTGTAGATGTGCTAGAGTTACCAGTTGCATTATATGTTTTATAAGGCGAAGACCCATCTGGATTTTCTGACAAATTGACTCCTGCTTCTGCAATAACTTTATTATTTTCAACAGCACCATACAGATTAGTCTTCAGTGTAAAGTTCAAAGTATGTGTAACGAATCTACGAGTTTGAAAATCACCATCATAATCATCTTGAACACTAACTGAATTTAATATAACAGGAACATCTTGAATGATGTTCATTTCAGGTAACACTTTTACAGAAAGAGTGTATTCTGGAGTAAAGGTTGGAAGTATTTGCTCGATGATTTGTAAGCCATCTTCTTGAGTCTTTGTTAGAATATACAAGGATATTTCAATATTATATGGTGATGGAGAATATACAAAATTCATACTGTCTACGCCATTACCACAAACTATCTTTTGCATTCTGTTTGTTTTGCGGGATGCGTCATATGTATAGCCAAGAATTTCAAAGGACATTCTTGGTAAAGATGCATACACATTACCAGATAGATCTGGATCTTGTTCTAAACGAATCAGCCACTTTTCTTTGGGAGCATAAGCCAGCGGCACTTGTAATCGCTGAACAGTAGTTCCTGCCACAGAGTCGCCTTCTTTTCGATCAATATAAATCGAACTGAATAGAGATCCGAAAACTACAATAGTTTTTCGAATTATTCCGTGATAGAATACGTTATTGTTTAGCATTATAGAGCAGCAATTCTAGTTTTAAAATTAGCAAAATCGGTTGAAGCAGCAACAACAGTTTTTAATGATGACAGACTTATATAACCACTTGGGTTAGTTGCATTATATGGAGTGAATCCTAATGCAGTAGTGACATTACCTGAAGTTATACCAGTCAAATAAGTGCTAGTATCAAGTGCCCATGTATTTGCTGCTGATTTCTTTAGGAAACCAGTAGTACCAGCTAGTGCAGCGATTGCAGTTAAGTCGGCATCCGCAGCTTGTTTCGTTGCAACAGAATCATACAACTCTGTAAAGTTTGCATTAGTCTTAGTAAACGCTGTTCTTAGTGGATCACCAGTTCCATCATTAACTGCTAAACCAATTCCTATTACTTGTTTAGGCATTTTTTATCCTTATCCTGCATCTGCTGTTATTGATCGATCTGCAGTATATGCTATTGAATCTGCAGTTGTTAAGTATACTGGGGCTGGTGTGACACTCGGCATGATATAATTTGAAACATCACCAAATGGGTTTGACTCATTCAAAATATAGTTAGAGCCTTCTTGCTTGAATGAGTTATTATCACCAAACGAGTCTACGTTATCAATAATAGTACCTACAACTGCAACTGCTTTTGCATTACCTGCAATAGTAACAGTTGGTAAAGTTTCATAACCAGCACCGCCATTTGTTACAACAACAGAAACTACCTTATTTGCATTGACGCCAGTTCCAAGAACTGCCTGTGCAGTAGCACCTGTTCCACCACCTCCAGAAATTGTAACTGTTGGAGTTGTTGTATAATCACTTCCACGAGATGTTACATTTATAGAAAGAACTTCACCATATTGAGATCGTGTAGTATCTGTTGTAAAAGTCTTCAAAGTCTCAAACGCATCAATTTCTTCTACGCCAGTATCGATACGTTCTGAAGAGTATTGGAACAATTCAACTTGCAACTTATATACATACAGCTTGCCTAGCTGATAGAATGGATCTTGATGCTGAACAAACTTAATCTCAAACAATCCTTTTGAGAGTGGAAAGTATAGCAAGTCCCCTTCGCATGGACGGTTTGGTAAAATCGTTTGACCCCAACGTCCAACTAACTGTTCCCAACGACGTCTAGCCATTGTTAGTGTTGCTGTCTGTTCAACCATTAAGCCGAACTTTTGCATAAATGCACCTTGACCCTCGAATCCATCAGAATTTTCTAAATACATTTCAATTGGATACGCTGTCTTAAATTCACTTAAGCGATCTTCTCCAAGAATGTTATCTTTAGAAACAAGTGTTCTTGGAATGTAGTAAAAGTCTTGCCCATAAATGGCAAGTGATTCAACGATAATATCCTCTATAAGGAACTGTTCGTTTTTAGTTCCATGAGAGAAGTAGACATTTCTTGCCATATTATCCTAGGAAGAAATCCAAAGGTGCAGACTTAGTCATTAAGTCATTCTCTAAGTCATCAATTTCTTTAGTGGCTTCGTCATACAAACCATTACCATCCAGTGTAACACCACCTGGCAACTGTAGACCTTGAAACTTTTTAAGGTTTACAGCCCACTGCTTTTTAAATAGTGCTGTCACATAGTGCTTTAGCCAGGATTCATTCCAAACTTTGCTATATTCAGCTGGATCAAGAGCACGATATGCTTCTACTACTACGAATTCATTTACAATGATATCACTTTCCCAGTTGATATCTAAGTATAACCTATTCTGTCTACGGTTGAATCTAAACATAGTCGCCCCGTTCAACTCTAAATCTAGTAGAGCCAAGTGACTCATTACAGTTTTGTAATAGATTAGTGAAGTTGATGTTAGATCATATAAGTCGTTTAGTCTAAGTTGATATTGCAGATCAAATAGATTCTTAGATGAGGATCCTTGATTGTATGGAATCACACGAATGATACCATACACTAGATCTGGGAATTCTATGTACTTATTTGTTATATTTTGCGCAGTAACTTGGTGTTTTAAATAAACTTTCTCAACACCATCTGGGTGATATTGTCTCCAATATTCTAATGCTTCTTCGATGCGATCTTCTAGTTGTTCGTCATCTACGTTAATTTCAAGCACAGGTGCACCCAATGCACGCAGGCAATATTCTTTTAGTTGTTCTTTAGTGGTAACTGGCATTATTTACCTTAGGTAGATTCTTTGTTATATTTATAGTTTCTATTATATGCCATATCGACTTCTTAATGATTGAAAGTTTCTTGA